ATGTTACTCACCTCGACTATGACCCTATCATTGAGGAGCTTGACGCGACCGCAATCATCAAGGGCTTGAAGTAAGAGAGGAGGTAGCTGATATGTTTCATTTGAGACTGACAAAATCTCTTTCCTACGCTGGCGTGGTAACAGCTACCAGCAAAAAGCGGGACGTGTTCACAGAGGACAAGGCTACCGCCGAAGCTGCGGTAGCCACTGGATATTTTCGGCTTGTAACTGACGAGGAGGAAGCAGCTCCACAGCAGACAGCACACCTGGACAAGACACAGCTCGAGTCGATGAGCTTTGAGGACCTCAAGGCTCTTGCCGTACAGCTTGGCATTGACACGAAGGTGGTCAAGAAGAAGGTTGACCTCATTGCAGCAATCGCAGCAACAGAGGTGACACCTGGACCGGCTACCGACGAGGAAGGCAACGAGGTTGACTACGGCGAAGGCGAAGAGCAGGTTGTAAGTCCTACAATGGCAGCGCTGCAGGAGTCCTAAGAGGAGGTTACAGTATGGCAGATAGACCGTGGGTGACCCCTCAGGAGGTCAAGGACTATTCCGAGATTCCGGACGTGCAGCAGCGTAGTGACACACGGCTTGCCGTGGATATTGCAAGGGCTGAGCAGTATGTGATTACATACACGCACAATACCTTTGCTGACTACGAGGAAGTTCCTCAGCCCGTCAAAACGGCCGTTCTGCTGCTTGCCGAAGCCTACGGCTATAATGCAGCCATCGCCGCGAAGGAGGTCAAATCTGAGACCTTTGACGATTACAGCTACACGACCGAGTCCAGTCAGATAAGCATTGACACACTGGACCTCGCAGCACTGCTTGATGATTACGTTATCACAGAGCCGAGGCACAGTGTCACGCTTAGAATGAGACGGCTCTAAAGGAGGCAAAGCAATGAGCCTGGATAATTTACTGAATCACCTTTGCGATATTTACCACTTGCAGGAAACGCAGACCTCGCCCGGTTACGGGCTAGAAGCGTCTCCTGCATTTTCGTATTTGCCGGAGCCTGATATTCACGAGCAGCGGTGCCATTTTGGCGTGCGCTCGCAGAGTGTCACTATAACACAGACAGACCCCATCAACCTTATGGACGCAAAAATCAAGCTCACTTTACCAGCCGGAACAGATGTGCAGCTAAACGATAAAATCGTGGACTGCGCTACAGGGCTGGAATACACAGCCGAGCAGCCGGTTGACGTCCGGGGTCACCATACCTTTGTGTATATCAAAAAGACAGAAGGACAGAAGGCACTATGAGCGGGCGCTATGTTGACTTTGATACGTCAGAGTTTAGGAAGTTCTTCGACGCTGTAGGTAAAGCAGCGACCGGCGATTTTAGGAAAGAGCTTGAGCTCTTCCTGGAGGGCCTGGGCGAGGAGTTCCTGCGTATTGTGCAAGACGAAATCATAAGGCGTAAAGTAATGGACACCAGGCTCCTTCTGGCGAGCTTTGAGAAAGACACCGAGGGCAACGTCTGGAGCATAGAGGACGGAGGGCTCACCCTTGAGGTTGGCTCGGGCGTTGACTATGCGCAGTATGTGGAGGACGGCCATTGGAAAAATCCCAAAGGTGTAGAACGGCGCTTTGTTCCAGGGTACTGGAAAGGCGACCGATTCATTTATGACCCGTCAGCAGATACGGGTATGGTACTAAAGCAAGACTGGGTACCGGGCAAGCACTACTTTGAGAGCGCTCTCAGAATCTTAGATAAGATGTACCCGGACCTATTAGAAGCTAAATTGCAGGAATGGCTTGACAGCTATTTTGGAGGATAGGAGGTGTGACCGTGCTTGAGCAGGAAATAGCGAGTATTATCAAATTTACGTCGGACGCAGCAGGAAATCCCGCGCCGTACTACTGGAACGTGCCGAGGAGCTTTGCAGTGCCGGCGGTCTACTTCCCTAGCCCTGATATAGGCACAGGCGGCGACACACTCGCGACGTACAAAATGGAGTATGACTGGTTTATTAAGTTTTTCCACAAGACGACCGAGGACGCCTACGCCTTAGGCCTGAAAGCCCTGACTGCACTTAAAGTATGCCGGAACCTCGTGCCGTTGATTGACACCGAGGGGAAAGCAACAGGGCGAGGGATTCGCATTGACGACCCTGAGCTCAAGAAGGTAGACGACGGAGCGGTGCAGCTCAAGATTACCTTCACCAGCAGACGGCCGTACAACCGGCCAGACGTTCAGAAAATGCAGACCTACCACATTGAAGAGTGGGAGGACAGCGAGCTCTATGAGAGCAAGTACGTTGACGCTGCTATGGAGGCAGCGCTGGAAAAATATATCAATAAGGAGGACTAAACATGGCGCAGGAAGCGACAAAGGCAGAAACAAAGGCCGAAGCAAAAGCCGAGGCAAAGACTACTGCAAAGGCAGCAGAGCCGGCATTTTCACTCGACTCGCTGCAGACACACTGTAAAGAGCTTTTTGGCGTTACGTCCAGCACGTTTGCGGGCGCGACTAACAGCCTGAGCACAGAAAAGAAGTACACCATCGCCGAGGTCAAAACGGCAATCGACGAATGGGGAAAGAAGGAGGCTAGATAGAAATGGGAGCAGGAGGAACATGGGATAAGACCGCGCTGAAAGAGCGGCCCGGTACTTATATCAATTTCGAGAGCACGAAGCAGGACACCATCAGCGGCGGCACCAGGGGCACAGTGATTTTGCCTTTGGCAAATACACACTATGGCCCTGCAAAGAAGTTCATTCCGATTTATGCGTCTGCAATCGACGGGTCAGCGGACTTGCTCGGTTACAGCGTATATGACGACAACGACAGCATGTTGCTTATCAAGGAAGCATTTAAGGGCGCAAGCACCGTCCTGGTGTATATCTGCACTGAGGGCAAGACCGCAGCAACCGGAACAGGTGGCGGCGTAAAGGCTACGGCAAAATACAAGGGAACCAGGGGCAACGACCTCACCTATGTTATCACAGCGAATCCGTTAGGGGGCTTTGACGTAGAGATTGACCTTGCGAGCTCTAAGGTAGCTGCTTATGAGGGCGTTACTTCGGTAGACGACCTTGCAGGCGACGCGTATATCACATTTATCGCCGATGGTGAGAGTGGTATTTCTGAGGTTGCTGGTGTTACCCTTGCAGGTGGCGCAGATACCGAGACCGCGAATGCTGACATTACGGCATTCCTTGACGCAGCAGGAGCAAACAAGAGCTGGAATACAATGGCATTTCCTTTTGAAGAAGAGGCTTTGCAGGCAGCTCTCAAGACCAAAATCAAGTACCTGCGTGAGAACGCCGGCATTTATGTCCAGGCAGTCGCACCGAATTTTGCGGCCGATTACGAGGGCATTATCAACGTGGCGAACAGCTACGCGCTTGATGATAAGGAGCTCACGACCGCACAGGCAACCGCCTATGTGGCAGGTATCACAGCAGGCGCAAGCAACGTGCAGAGTAATACGGCCGTTACCGTTGACGGCGCGACCGCAGTAGTTGGCGAGATTGCCGACGAGAATGTTACCGCTGCACTTAAAGCCGGCAAGTTTATCTTTACCGAAGCAGAGGCGGGCGTGATTCAGGTTGAGAGCGACATCAACAGTCTTGTTACCATTCCGCAGAAGAAGGATAAGACCTACAGAAAGAACAGGGTTATCCGTGTTCTTGATACTTTCGGCAACAGCGTGAAGGCAAACTTCCCGCCAAACAAGTACGACAACGACCCGGACGGCTGGGATGTTATGGACGGCGTAGGCAAGGCAATTCTTAAGCTGTATGGTCCGAAGTCTGACGGCGGCGTAGGTGCTATCAAGAATATCGACTACGACAGCGACTTCCTCGTTGACAGGACTATCTCCGAAGGGGATGAGACCTTCTTCAACGTCGGTATCGAACCTGTAGACAGCGCTGAAAAGCTCTACTTCACAATCGCAACCAGATAAGGAGGGACAAAGTAAATGAGTGTAATGGAATACAATAAAAGTCCTATTTCCCTGAGAGAGGGCAAGGCGTTCATTGATGGCGTGGAGGTGCTTGACTGTATCGCCATGAATATCAAGGTAACGCCGGACGTATGGACTGGCAGACAGCTCAAAGACAAGACTCCGAGCAGCCGTTGGATTGGCGCGAGTATCACGGGCGACATGACCCGCAGACGTTCCACTCCCTGGCTCAAAGAGAAAATCAATGAGTATTTGAAATCTGGCAAAACCCCAGAAATCACTGTGCAGGGTATTATGAATGACGAGAACAGCGACTACTATGCCGACAATGGCTCGGACGTAGTTACCGCGCTGGGCTGCGTACTCACCGGAGACCTGCCTCTGACTGCCCTGGACAGCGCAGGACAGGTTGTAGAGGACAAGTTAGCATTCAACATTAAAGACCTGAAATAAAGCTCACCATGAGCCAATAAACGAGCCACGCGACTATGCTGTGGCTCGTTTCACTATGTAAAATCAAAAAGGAGAAAACGACCATGGAAAAAAATCAGAAATATTTTATGTGCA